GTAACCAAGCATGTTGACAACTCTTCTTCATTTGGAGGTCCTGTTTCCAGTCCAGACTCATCTGTAGTAAAAACCACAGCATTTGGGTTTCGACCCAAATCCATTTGTGGTTCAAACATTTCAATCTCGTCTGTGTCTTGATCAATCTGAGTACCATAAGTGGATTCAAAATCTTCTTGAGGTTCTCTTCCTAAATCAAACAGGTATTTCTGATAACTCTCACGTGTTCCGTAGAGAGTTTCATCAAGAGTTTTTAGATAACTCTTAAACTGAGCTTCTTTGGTGAGATACACTTGGTAGTAGTTCTCAAGAACTTGAGTAAAACTATGTACCACACCAGCATCAACAAAGTGACCATGCTTCAACTTCTGCAAGTGAAAGTCACACATTGACGGATGTGTTCGGGTTGTGCCTATTAAACTGGTCTCTTCACCAGCTTCTTCAGCAGTCCAAACAGGAAACTTTGATTTATCAGGTTTCCTATGCCACAATGGGGCGCTTGGATCAATGCAATACTCTGCTTTTAAACAGACATCATACACTAAATCAAGACGCCTCAAAAACGCTCCAACGTCATGAATACTATCAATGACAATGTTTTTCATATTTGAATTTGCAAGAACGAATTTCGAACGGAAGTTTGTGCTACCTTTATCATCAATTTTCGCCATATGCAACTCATAAGGAAAAACATTCACACTCCTAATGAAATTCATTGCTTCATTGTTCGGAGAACCAGCAATATCCTTAGCCTGCAAAATATCGTCAAAAATGACAATGTTCTGAGATTGCTTGTAGCCATCCCAAAAATCATTCTCAAATTGACGATTATGCAAGCCAGTACTTGGTTGCTCACAATACAATTCAAAATCTGCATTGTTCATAAGTCGTGCGTTCACATAGTGCGCAACATGTTGCATCGCTTGTGATTTCATGGAGCCAGGAGGACCAACCAAATAAAGCACCGCAGGCTCCTGGCGGATACCTGAGTACTTAAAATTGGAAGCCATGAGAGCTTTTCTGATTTTGACAAGCTCTGTAATATGGTTCAAAACACAAGCACGAACACCTGTGAATTGTCCTCCTCCTGGTACCTTCATTTGAATGGAGGTACCTTGTTCAATCGCTGCCTTAACTCGATCAACAGACGAGTCAAGATTATAAAGAGTTTTACTCTCAAAAGAGTCTATTATCTCTGTTGCTTCTTGCAGAAAGACATCAATGAACTGGTGACCAGTCTGTGTGAAATACGTTTTGCCAGAATACCAAGCGTCAATACTTGAATATACATAGGTGACTAAAAGATTCACACCTCTGACCATGTTCGTTATGGTACTCCCGGCTTTACCGAGTTCACTCATAGTACGAACAAAGAACTTTGGTTCAAAAAT